GTGTTTGTCCTATACCATATTCCCTCCGCAATCTCAGTCCGGAAGAAATCGTACAGGCTCAGATTGCAGACCAGCTTCGTCCTTGCCTCCTCCATGCTCATCCTTCCTCTGCCAGCGTCACGGCCAGGCAGTGCCCGACCAGATCCACGTGTATAATCTTGATGTTCTCAATGGGATAGTCCCGCGTGGCTCCCAGCCACTCCGTCCTCCGCACGGCGCCGTCGCTGTCCGTCCGTTCCACGAATATGTGGCATTTCGTCACCTTCCGAAGTTCCTTGATGGTCATCGTCATCACCTCTGTCTAATTCTTTAGACGCTCAGGGTAAAAAATATTATCGACGGTCGTTCCCAAAGCGTCCGCCAGTGCCGCAATAGTTCCTAGTAGGACATCACTGTACTTATCGTTTTCGATTGCAATGATTGTCTGCCGGCTAATTCCGGACTTCTTGGCAAGTTCCTCCTGTGTCATCCGCTTTTCTTCACGCAGCATTTTTAACTTGTTCCCCATTTTGATCCCTCCTTTGTCAAACCCGTTAGACATAAAATACACCTCTGAAATACATGTGTCAAGTGCTTTTAACAAATTTGTCAAAACCGTTTGACTTTCACCGTGAAAGTATGTAAAATGCGATTTACAAGGAGGAGCGATCAAATGAAACTAAGTGACTTCGTTATCCAGTACAGAACCGAAAATGACATATCTCAAAGAGAACTATCCCGCCGTTGTGGTGTCTCGCATGGCCTTATTTCTCTCATCGAAAAGGGAACCAACCCACAGACCGGCAAGGAAATGGCCCAGGATCTGGATACCTATAAGAAGCTCGCCGATGGAATGGGAATAACTCTCCAGTACCTTTTTGAACAGATAGGTGATTCCGGATCTGTCCTTAATCCAGATTCGGAAGATCAGAAAATCCTTGTCGCCTATAATCGTGCCGATGAATACATTAAGATGGCCGTCCGTAAACTACTCGACATTAAATAAGGAGGTATCACTATGAAGCGTATCCTGTTCCTCGCTCTTGTTCTTTCTCTTGCGGTTATAAACCCATCCCTGTCTGAATCTGAAAACCTTCCACGCTGGTTTCCGGAAGATTCTTCGCTGTCAACCGATACCCTTCCCCCAACAGCTACCCCTGCACCAACGCCTGTCGTTATGGATATTCCTACGGATGGTGTTATCCCTTCTGGCCTTTCCTTTGATGAACTTGTATCCCTGCGTGAGCAGATCAATCTGTCTATTTGGAACTGTCATGAGTGGCAAGAAATAACAGTCCCTGCCGGGGTCTATACAATCGGTGTCGATATCCCCGCCGGTCATTGGTCCCTTCGTGTGGCCGCCCGTCACGATTCCTTTCTTGTTGTTTATTGCGATAAACTGAATGCCATTGGAAAAGATGTTGGTTATGGTGCAACGCTATATCAGCAAAGTATTGCCACGTCTGACTACAGCCCTTTCGGAGCAATACCGGTCACTGAGATCGATATAGATATGCAAGAAGGATGGTACCTCATCCTTGATGGTGCTACTGTATTCACACCTTACATTGGAAAGCCTGATTTCGGTTTTAAAAAATAATTTTCTTTTCTTTATTATTTTTCTCTGAATCTAAGTAAGTTATTCATAGGCATCAATACCAAATGCTTATGAAAGGGTGAATCACATGGAACCTCGGTACAACAAAAAGCGGGCCGTCGTCTATGCCCGCTATTCCTCCCACTCCCAGACGGAACAATCCATCGAAGGCCAGTTGCGTGACGCCCATGAATTTGCCAAACGCAATGGCATCATCATCGTCAATGAGTATATCGACCGCGCCATCTCCGGTACTACGGATGATCGTCCCGCTTTCCAGCGGATGATCCGCGACGCGGAAAAGAAGCAGTTTCAGCTTGTCCTTGTCTGGAAGCTGGACCGCTACGCCCGTAATCGCTACGACGCCGCGATCTATCGTGCAAAGCTGAAAGCCTGTGGCGTTTCGATTGTCTCCGTCAAAGAGGATCTGGATGATGAGTCCGCAGACAAAATCATCCTGGTCTCTCTCCTGGAAGGCATGGCCGAATACTATTCCAGAAACCTCAGTGAGAACGTGAGGCGCGGTCAGCGTGAGAGTATCATGAAAGGTTGGTTCCCTGGCGGTAAGATTCCTTATGGCTATATCCACGTTGATCATCATCTTGTTCCCGATCCGATGGCCGCGCCTATTGTCCGGGAAATCTATGACCGCTACATCTCCGGCGAGCGTGTTTCTCTGATCCTCCATGATCTCCAGACCCGTGGCGTCCTCTGTCACGGTCACCAGATGGATTATACGTCCCTCACCAGGATCTTGTCCAATCCCGTTTATATGGGTAATTTCCGGTTCGCCGGTCAGGTGGTTGAAGGATGCGCTGAAGCCATTATCACGGAAGAGGTCTTTGAACGCGCCTCCGTCCTCCGCGCTGCTAATCGCCGTGCGCCCGCTGCCCGCCGTTCCCGTGATGTGAATTATCTTCTTATGGGAAAACTGTTCTGCGGCGATTGCGGAAAGAATTATGCCGGCGATAGCGGAACTGCCCGCTCCGGCGAGCGCTATTACTATTATTCCTGTCGCGGTCGAAAGATCCACCGGAATTGTAAAAACGCCCGCCTCCGCAAGGATGAAATCGAATACTTCGTCTGCAAGGTTATTTCCGACTTTCTGACGGAACAGAACCGTCCCTGTCTGAATATCCTCGCCGATGGCATCATCCGGGAACTCAATTCCGGATTTGAGGCGAAGGAAGTACGCCAGCTGGAGCAGCGCCTCCGCTCCATCGAATCCCAGCTCAATTCCCTGGTGGATGCCGTCGCCACCGCGCCGGAATCCGTCCGCGGCCGTCTTTATGCCCGCATGGATGATCTGGAAAAGGACCGCGCCTCCACGGATGCGATGCTCTCCCAGAAGCGCCTCAACATGGACAGCGTCTTCACGGCGGATGATATTCTTGATTTCCTCCGCCTCATGGTCACGGATCTGGACAAAGAAGAGAATCGGAAATTCATCATCGATAAATTCCTGACCTCTGCCTATTTCTATTCTGACGGCCGTCTGGTTGTCTATATCGCCTATGTGAACGGTTCGCCGCATACCTATGATCCGGACGATGATCCTCCGCCGGACAATGACCCGGAGAGCCACGGAAAGAAAATTTTCGATTCTCCGCTTCCCGGCGTTCTCCCCGTTTTGCCGGATACCAGACGTGGTTCGTCTTTGCTATCGTATAGCCTGCCAGACGCGGACAAAGACGAACCGCGAATCCCGCACGTTTTCTTCCTTCGTGGAAAGCTGGGAATCGTCACCTGGATCACGCCTGTCCGCAATTAAAAAAGAGCCGGATGAACAAAAATCATCCGGCTTTTTCATGTCTTCTTTTATCCGTTACCTTCTTCGTCAGGAGGAGCTTTTTCCTGCTCCTGCTTCACCTCCGGCAGGCCGCCCAGGCTTGTCAGGATACTCAGGACAAAGGCCACGCCACTCACAGAGAGTGCACGGAGCCACTGCACCTCCTCCACTGCTGCCCCAACAGCAATGCAGCCAGCGAACGTCTGCGCGAATGTCCTCACCGCCCGGATCAGTGCTGCAACCGCCCATTCCTTCCAGTCCCATTTCATGCGTTGTTCCTCCTTTTCATCCTTCCGGTTGTTCCGGTAAATGTGTAAACCGCTGATATAGGTCATTCATGACGCTGTTCGGGCCCAGCGCCTCGTATTGGGTGTACATGTTCAGCATGTTCTGCCGATCGTCATAATCGGCCCACCCCTTGTCAATGTAATGCCGGAAGCCTTGAAGCAGACGATCCCGAAGCAGCGCCTGCACACCCAACATGGTCGCTTTGTTCTGCGCGTCCAGGGCTTCCGTCTTCCGTTTGATTTCCTCCTGTTCCACCTTTTGTTTCCTGCGCTCCTCATCCAGGCGCCTGTCCCTCGCGGCGTCGTGCCGTTTAATCGCCCTCTGGATGAAAAACGAAATTGTTCCTCCGATGATCGTCGAGCACCCCAGCATTGTCAGTATCTCAGCAAGTCCCATTGGTATCACTCCTCCTCTGCCATCGTCGCGCCTGGATAATTATTCAGCATCGCCTGCGCCTGTGTTTTGTCCAGGCCGGTGATGGTCACCCGGTAGGTTTTGGCCTTCGATGGCGTGCTTTCCAGCATCTGCCACGTCTGCGGCCCGATCACGCCGTCCACGGTAAGCCCCCAGTCCTGCTGAAACAGCCTCACCGCCGCCTGTGTCTCCGCGCCGAATGATCCGTCAGCGCCATATTTCGGCAGCCTGTAGCCGCGATTTAGCAGCATGGTCTGCGCCAGCGTGACATATTCGCCCCGGT